TATTTTATTAATAAAGGCTTAAATAATCTATCAAAGATTCTTTACAATAATATTGTTTTTAGCAAAGATTCTTTGCTTTTCTACAAATTGTAATTTGTATGATTAATAAACTATAACTCTATATATAATTTTTTTCTCTTATTTGTTACAAAATGTATATATTTAATTAATAATTTCCATGAAACAACACCAATTATAAATAATACTACACCAACAATTATTGATAGTACAAAACCTAAAACAGGATTTAAAGAATAACTTCCAAATTCAAACATTACAAATGGTACATCAAATTTGAATATATATCCAATTAATTTAACTAAACCAAATATAGGACATAATATAGCACTTATAATAAATGCTGGTGCTATAATTCCCAATGTTGGGAGGATAAATATTCCAGTTAAACTAACTATGATATAGAACAAAAATATTTGTCTTACTTTATTTGATTTTTTTACTTTTTCTCCATTAAATAATTCATTGATTGATACATTATAAATTTTACATATTTCTTTCATAATAGACGGATCTGGTAAATTTCTACCGTTTTCCCATCTACTAACACTTTTAACATTAACATTTAATTTTTCAGCAATATCTTCTTGAGTCAAATTGTTTTCTTTTCTTAAACTAGCTAAAAATTTTCCTATTTTATCTTGATTCATAATTTTATCCCCCTTCAAAAAATATTGTATATAACTCAATTAAATATTAACAGGACATATAGTGAGAGTTTATATTTCTACCATTACAAATTACTATTTATCTATTTCCTTATTAAATTATTATAAGTATTTAATATAGCCTTCTTATTAGACTTCTTGCCTCTTGTATTAATTATAACACAAAAATAAAAAAACGACTATTAAGTCATTTTTATTTAGTAAGTAATAATTCGTTCTCTTGCCACTTTTTAAAGTAGAAGTTTGCATCTGGCTCATATATCATTATTGCTAATATTAATACTCTGGTAGAAAACTCATCTCTATCATTTTCTGCCTCTATTCTTCTTAATGATTGTGGTTCTAGTTTTAACAATTCTGCAGCTTGGTCTGGTCCCATATTAGAAAGTTTTCTAGCTATTCTCATATTTTGGCATATATTGTGTTTTAATGATGCTAATAAATTATCAAATTCATCTTGTTGATCATAAGCATTGATTCTTTTTAACTGCTCAAAAAAATCTTTTTTATTCATTAAATCACCGCCTCTTGCTATAAATATTTTATACTAATTCTAATAATAAATATGTCGCATCTCTCGGCAAGTGTGCTATACTATAGTCGGTGCTTTCAAAAAAAATGGTAAACAAGATTCTATTTTTTCTTATTTACCATCCACACGTTTCTTTGTGACTACAAAACCATGGTCCTTGGTTAATTCAGATGTTGTCCAACCAAAAGCAAGACCAATATCATCTATCGCATCGATAGTTGCACCTATATTTGCATTCTCAATATCGCTGATTAAAGAAACACTTCGACCTGTTCTATCAGCTAATTCTTCTTGTGACCACTTCTTTTCGTGTCGTAAGTAGGTCACATTAATTGCAAGTATTTGTCTTGTAGTCCAATTTGAGTGGTCTTTCAAAGTTTGATTTTCAGACATATCTATTGGACCTCCCATAATTATATTATGGAGTTTTTGCCGAAATATGTCTAACGGATATATACCTTGAACTTTTTTGCGGTTTATCCGGAATTATTCTAAAAATGGTTAGAAAGCACCTATATTTTATGGTGAGTGGAAAGGAGGTTCAGTTGGTTTGGATATTAATTTAATGTTTATCTTTGGTGGAATTATCTTATTATTAGTTATAGTTATTATTACCTTAATTCAAAAAATTAAAAGTAAAAATTTAACTATTGAAGTAACAGAAACTGAATTAAAAACAATTTTTGAAAGATATGAATTTTCTAAAAGAGAATTAGATCGCTGCAAAGAGCAAATAAAAATCTATGAGAAAAAAGACGAAGAAGTCAAAGAAATAACTTTTACAAAAAACAAAAAAATTAAAGTTAACCCTATCTATAAAGGTAAACGAGCTTTAATTGGAGACTATATCGATTATTCTTCAGAAACAACAAGCAAAATATTAAAAAGCTTCGGCATGACTGTTGATATTGTTCGTTCTAGTGAAGATATTATAGACAAAATTAAGCATGGTTATAAATGTGACATAATTTTTACTAATAATATTTACAAAAAAGGTCCTAAAGGTCCTGAAATGTTAAGTAAATTAAGAGATATAGAAGGTTTTAACATTCCGGTTGTTATACACACTATAAGTGACAATGAAAGATATTACTTTATCGATGTTTGTGGATTCGATGAATATGTTGTCAAACCACTTAGTCAAGAAAAAATAAAACCAATTTTAGATAAATTTTTGGGTAGTCGCTAGTACAGGACTACTTTTATTTTTGCAAAAAAAAAGAGGACCAACATTGCTGTTGATCCGTTTTTCTTATGGAATTATAATTCTTTGTCCTACACTTATTACATTTGGATTTGCTATATTATTTGCCTTTGCTATTTCTTGATATCTATTTCCATTACCATAAAACTTTCTAGCAATACCCCATAATGTATCTCCTTTTTGTATTGTGTAGTATCTTTTATTACTTGGTTGATTTGATACACCAAGTTTTTGGTTTACAATTGCTTGAATTGTATTGTAATCATATCCTGCATTAGTAAGCCTATTCTTTCTATCCTCTCCGTTGCCCCAAGTTCCAGCTATAACCTCGTTAGCTATTTCTTCATTTGATTTTCTTGATGGTTGCTGTGTTGGTTGTTCCTCTCCTTTAGAATATCCATTTAAACCTGCATTTTTAATAATTGATGGATAATCCTTATATGAGTAATTCTGATCGCAAGTAACACCTGCAACTTTATTTGTTCTAATACGATTTGTTTCTCCACCGAATTGCCACATTCCACCTGCTGGAGTTGCTGGTTTATTTGTTCCCCAATTCGCTATCCACTTATCATATCTTTCTACTGCTCCATGATTAATATAATTACTAAACCAATTACTATTTGCATAGATTCCTACATAGTAACCTTTTGGCTCTAAATATTCACAAAAACCTTTGATTGCTTCTGTGATAGCATTTCTTCCTGATGGTCGTTGCCAATGACTATCCTCTACATCAATATAAATCGGATATTCAAATTGTTTTCCCTTTAAGCAATTATTATACATATATTCTGCTTCGAATTTTCCTTTATCATATGAATTAGCACAACTATACCAATAGGCTCCAACACCTATTCCTAATGACTTACATTGATTATAAAACTTTTCGAACTGACTATCCTTGTTTTTAGATACTCCAGTTCCATATCCAGTGAAACCCGCTCTTAATATAGCAAATCTTACGCCTTCATTTTTCGCATTAGCAAGATTCATTCCTGCTTGATAACTACTTATATCAATTCCAAACACTTTATCCATTATTCCCCATCTCCTTTTTCTTTCTTGTCTTTATTGAAAAAATAAGTAGCTATCATACCTAAAATAAGCATAAAATTATCTGTGCTTATTTTTTCAGTTATAGACAAATAAAAAAACGCCCCAAATGTTAGTAGCGTTATAATTGATTTCACTTTTAATAGTGAAACTACTGCACTAATTGTTTTATCTTTCATTATCTTTTTCCTTTCCTTCACTTGGTAAATCATATAATTTGTTTACCATAGCAGTTACAAGACCATTACCTTTTAACATATGGTAACTCTCATACATATCTTTTATATTTTCTTTCATATAGCTAGGGCAATACCCTAGTTTCATTTGAATATCATATATTCTTACTATCTCACTACGGAGTAATGCCTGCATTCCATTTTTAAGTCCTAGGTATTGTCTAAATACATAAACAGTACCACTTGTAAGAATAGTAAATAATAACTCTATCCAATATTTAACAATAAACTCTATCATGTTCCCTCCTATGAAATTCTTTTCCAAATAAATACAGCCAAATAAGGTGGCATATTGTTGTGTGCTTGATTCCCACCAGCATTAAAGGTTGATCCGATTGAATTATTACTTGTACCTAAAAATTCGGCACCTATTGCAGAACCGGAAGCAGCTATATTTGATGTTGCTCCTCTGCTTCTTTGAGCATGACTATGGGATGGCATTTCATTTATAGTTAATTGATGAATTGCCTCTCCACCAGTTGTTCCATTTTTATATTTAGAACCACAACCTAATAAAAAAACATCTTCTATTTGTTCCCAAGTTCCTCCAAATATTTTGGAAGGATCTATTTCCATTACACTCATATATATTGAGCCGATCGGATAGTAAGGACTAGGATATATTAGATTACCTTCTTCATCTTTTAATGTTATTGCTTTTTTCATTATGAAATCCTTTCCCAAATATAAACTGTAATATATGGTTGTAAATTTTCACTATTCCCAGAACCGCTGTTATTGATAGTGTGAGTGTGTTCTCCTGAATTGTGAATATATCCACTACCACCATATGGACCACCTGATGTTGTCGCAATACTCGTTGTTCCGCCCCAACTCCAAACTTGGTCAAAATTTACGCCATGAGAATGTGTTCCAGAACTTGCCATTGCGTGAGTATGGGATTGTAGATATTTACTTCCACCCTCTTTTTTTGTTTCTTTGAATTCATTCTGATTTTCATCAATTCCAACCAAAGTACGTCCTTTAGCAAACCTTTCCCAAGTACCACCAAAATAAACTGATGGATTGATATTATTTACTGAAATGTAAATACTACCAACAGGAAAATATGGACAAGGATATATGTTATTTCCTTCATTATCTTTTAGTTTTATCGCTTTTTTCATATCATGACACCCGGTACCAGATATAGACAACAAAATATGGTGGCATATTTGATGTTTCCCCTGTTAGACCATGATTATGTCCTTGATTACCACCAGTATTGCCTATCGAAAATGGACTATAACTTTCGTTATAAAAAATATAGCCACCACTTCCTGCTGCAACACCAGAAGTATCATTATATGGAGTACCATATGGAACATTTTTATTTAAAGGATGACTATGACTTGGCATTTCATTTATTGACAATGTATGATTTTTAGTTTGATGTTTGTGAGTTAATGAACCTCCTGTTTCTTTAACTTTATAATTATCATCAGCTCCAAGTAAAAATCTTCCCTTTATTTGCTCCCATTTACCGCCAAAAATAGTTGAGGGATTTCTATCATTAATACTAATAAAAACTGAGCCAACAGGAAATGGGTTTGGAAAAACATTGTTATTGTCTTTATCTTTCATTTGGATTCCTATATTTTTCAAGATACTCGCCTCCATACATATACCGCTAGATATGGCGGCATATTGCTTGAACTTCCTGTATTTCCATGATTATGTGCTTGACTTCCACCTGTTGCAGCAACCCAAACACCACCATGATCGTGACTTCCATCTGTTTGTCCTGCTAAATCTTGACCCCATCTTGAATTAGCAACTGGTATTTGTCCACCATTTCCAGAATTGGCACCGCCACCAAACCAAAAGATATGGTTATGTCCTCCACCATTATTTAAACCAGCACTATGACTATGACTCGGAATTTGATTTACATTAAGAGTGCAATTGCCTGTTGAGTGTAAATGATTAGCAGAGCCACCTGTTGTTCCTGGTTTATAACTATCTCCCGCGCAAAGTAAAAATTTATCTTTTATTTGTGTCCACGTTCCTCCAAAGATTTGAGATGGATTTCTACTATCCACACTCATATAAATTGCTCCGACTGGAAAGGGATTTGGATATACTTCGTTGTTATTTTTATCTTTCATCTGTATTCCTATTTTTTTCATCATTCCCACTCCGCTATCACATCATAATCGAGTACAACATTTCCACTTTTTAAGTAGATATTTCCTCTCATTGCAAGTGAATATTCTTCATTATCATTTATGCACCCAATTCCAACATTCTTTTTAGTTGCATTTATAAATTCTATCGGTATTCCTTGAGCGACAAAATATGGAAGAACCACTGTTTCTAATTTGTCTACCACCTCAATTTCAAAATTGAAGGACTTTTCGTTATCCAAATCAATTGCTTGTTGAGTACAAGTATAACTATCTTTAGAAATACTAAATTTTAGTAATTGCCATTCTTTCCAAGTCGAAGAAGAAGATTCTTTATATCTATAACGAACACTTTTAATTGTATTTTTATCTTTAGTACCACAAGTTATTAAAGAAAAAATACCACTCACATTTATTCGAGTAGTATTTTCAAATTCATTTATTCTTCGTATTGATACTGATTGAACTGGTGACTCATAATCTATTACATAAATAACTTTAGTCTTTGTTGTAATATTTCCTCTACTATCTATGGCTGATACATTTATATTTATCGCGCCATTTATACTAGGTACTCCTAGTTCAAGTGATACATCATTTTCTGAATAAGCAACAGTACCCGTTAAGTCAGATGCTTCAATTCTATATGAAACTGGTGTTGCATAGTTTTTTGTCTGCATTTTATTTGATGAAGAAATTGTTACATTGAGTTTACTTTTGTTCTTTACGATACACAATTTATCTCCAGTTATCGCTATAATTTTATTATTCCCATCGTAGTATTCAAAATCACTAAACTCTGGATTGCTATTTATTATCGAGTATTTTATATCTTTGTAGTGAGTATATTTTTCTTCGCCATTATCATTTAAAGTACAAGCTACAACTCTTATAGTAAAACTTTGACTTGTAGTATAATATTGCATCAAACTTGCTATTTCATCTACACTAAATGTAACATTAGTTCCATCTTTTGTATACCTAGTAGCATCAGCACATTCTAATCTAATCTTACATTTAGCACCACTTGGATTGTTAGCTGTTACAATTAATTCTGAACCATTACTGACATTTGATGTTTCTGTAGTTATTTGATTGATTTGATATGTGGCTTGATAATATGTTCCACTATCAGTTGTAAGACCACTATCTCGCCTCTTCACTCTTAACTTAAAGTTATAACCTGTTCCTGGTGAGAGACCACTTATCGTAAAACTACCGCTAGCAGAATTAACATCATTACTTGCCGTTGCCCAATTACCACCATTATTTGTACTATATTGAATTGTGCTACAGGTATGTGCTGCACTCCAACTAACTGATACTTGAGTTAGTCCATTAAATCCTGTTTTTTTAGATACTGTAAAATTATTTATTGATGTGTATGCTGGAGCAACATATAAACCATAAGTTCCTGATGTATAGTTACACCAACTTGTATTTTGAGTATCCTTACAAGTAAAGTAACAAGCCGTAGAGCCACTTGTTTTATTTGAAACTGTATACCAACCAGTTGTTCCCTCAAAAGCCCAACCTTTACTTGAAGATTTACAATTATAATTAAATACATGGCCTCCGTTTAAATAAATATTAAAGGCAACATTGTTGTAATACCAACCACCACTACTTCCCAAATAAACTTTCCAATAAAAACGATACTGCATATCAGCACCCGATCTTCTTGATTCATATTGAAAAATCACATTAATATAAGGTGAACTGTTATATACTCTACCATTATGTAATGTTTCCATTATTCATCGCCTCCACTTGGCACAAAAGCCCAACCTTTGTTATTGCCGTTTGTTAAGGATACTATTTTTATTGGATTCATAGATATTTGCGTTTTTGCCTTGAGTTTTTCAACTTCGGTAGTATCTCCATTTAATGAAAAAACTCTTGTTACAACATTATTGACTTTGGCATATCCACTAAATTCCATTGGAGACATAACTGTGTAACTACCATCATAAACATTTGATTTTACTATCACTCCATTCGAGGTAATATTTACTTGTGTATTTAGTATTTCTCCATATGCTTGTTGATAAGGAGTTTTTATTGGTCCTATGTTACACATATTATCTGTAAAAATAACATTACTATCTTTTGAACCATATATTTCAACATAATAAAAAGGTTGCTTTGGTAGTAACCCTTTTAGTTGATATTCTTTATAATTGCTTTCTTCATTTTCTTCTAACTTTATTTCGTAACTTTCAACATCATTATAAACTTTAAAATAGCACGTTCCTTGTAATCCTTTTTTTATGATTGTAGAGAAAGTATAATAAGTTTTCTGTGGTTGTGCTATATCACCACTATCTGCTTTCACTACTATCTTCTGAATTAATTTTCCATCATTCAAAATAAAAGCACCACCAGATTGTGAGCCATTAAGTGTTAATTCAGCATTACTAATATGTGCAACATTCCCATCATATTGCCAACTTTGAAATCCTGCAAAACCAACACTATTTAAAATCAAATTAGATCCACCTGACTTTTGAACATCAAATTTAAACCCTTCAATATCTAATTGCAAACTATTAAGAGTATCAGCAAGTCCAACTATTCTTTCAATAGCCATTTGTCCTGTTGTTATGTAATCTGCTACAATTTGTCCATCACTAGTCATAGCGATACCATAAGGACCACTTATTCCTGTTGATGAATAACCAAGACCATTAATATTCCAACGCCAAACTTTTTGTGCCTCTTTAGGATTTTCATTATCCATTATGAATAGTTCATTTCGTGTTTTATAAACATAACCACCCATAGCATTTACTATTTTACTTGTTGCATCTTGTTTTGCACTATTTAAAACGTTGCTATCTATCTTTTCAAGCTTACTTATAAGTGCTTTGGTACTATTTATAAAATTTCTTTCTTTTTTATCACTATTAGACATTTCAAATTCAGTATACTTCTTTGCAAGTACATCGTAAGTGGTAGATATGACTTTCAATTTTTCATTAAGATTCAAATGTGGAACAATTGCATCAACAAAATCTCCAAGATAAATCTTTTCCATTGATTTATAAAGTGTTTTATATTCTTCTGTTCTTGATAATTCTAAAAAGTCGACTTGAATTGTTATAGTTGGTTTATCAATACCTTCATTGTATTGTTTATAAACCTCTTGTCGCAATTCTTCCAAAGCCATTTCCTTTGTTATACCATTTTCTTCATCTACTTGTATTTCAGAGAATTCTATCTTTTGTATCTTTGGATAAATATAATTTTCTATTAAAGGACTATCAATATAAAGTTCTGGCAAAAATAATCCATCAAACCCTTGAGGATATATCCTTGTTACAACTCCTGTTATATCTATATCCCAAGTTATTTCTTTCATATTCTTGCCATATCTTATTTGAACACCTCTATCCTTACCTTTATTAGTATTCATTTCAAAATGTTTATTGTTACGATGGAGTTCTCCACCCCAACGATTTATAAAAGCATTATCTTCTCCAATTATCGCTTCAACAAAATTTCTTCTGACATACCTTGCACTAGCGATTTTCTCTATATCAGAAGAACAATTAAAGTCATTTGCATACACAGTTCTTTGTAACATCCAGTTTAATGCACTATCTCCGTTTTTATCTGTTGGTGCGACATCAACTAGAAAATTATCAGATAAATCATAAAATATGTGAGTTGCATATATCTTGATTTTTTTCAATTGTTTTGTGATTAGTTTAATCCTAAACAACTGATCTTCGCCACTTGGATTTCCTACTGGTGCTTTTACAATATTTTCTTCTACTATATTTTCTATCAAAAAGCCATGTATAGGATACTCAAGTTCTAGATCATATTTTCCATTTAAAACTTCCGTACAGGTACACGTCAGAACATCTTTTAATATTCCTAATCCATTATGAGTAAAGTCCTTTTCATTCTTATCATATAGTCTAATCATAACCAAAGACTCCTATACTCAAGTATTAACCCTTCAAAACTAGAGTCATCATCGCAAATAATACTTATTGTATTATTACCTGGTTTTAATTTTGGAAAATCTCCTACCATATGATTATTCATGTTGACTCCTAGCTCATCTGTAACATTCATAAGTTCTCCATCTATGACTAGAGGACTTTCAATATCATTAAAATGCATAATGTTATCATTTATATGGATTTCTATATTTCCAGTTGCCTGTAAGTTAATTTTTAATGAGGTTTCATAATAAGTTTTAACATTAAAGATTTCTTCTTCCAATGTTTGTTTTTCTATTTGTGATGGTATAAGTGATTTTGAAAAAGGTTGAACTTCAAAGGATACAATAAATCTACGATACCTTTTAAATAGCCTTTCTATCGGAATTGAATTGATTATTGTTGCTTCATAATAATACCCTGGATAGTCAGAGAAGATTAATTTACCATTACCATCTAGCCACACTAATATGTCCATAATCATTGCATCTATTTGATTTTGGGTGTTCCCTTCTGGTGGTATAAAAGTACATTCGATTTCCAAAGTTTTATTATTATATGCATCATCACTTTCAAATAAAAAGCCATCACGTCCAGGGACATTTATTATTTCGCCCCTGCGCTCTGGCTTTATTCTTGGAGGTAGTTTTAAGATAGATATTCCCATATCACGAGAATTCTTTTCCTTATAAATAAAATATGGTTTCATTATGCATTACCTCCATTTCCTATAAGTTCCTTTTTAGCAATGTATTCCATTTCTGCCATTAGTTCTTCAACATCTTCTTCTCTATTATTTTCAAAATGTTCTATGTTAAGGTAAATGTTAACATTCTTATTAGTAGTATTTTTAGTTGTATTATTAACTTGAGATACAGAACCATTTCGTGTAGTTTTTAATCCACGAAGTTCATAATCTAAACCATCTGGAACAAAATTCATTGTGTTCATTAAATTATCCATAGAATCTTCTACGACATCAAGGTTATCATCCAAACCTATTGCTAAACCTTCATCTATATTTTTACCAAAGCCTTGATATACTTTTGATGGAGAATTAATTCCAAAGAATTTCTTAAATGCACCAATGGCGCCTTTAGCAATACTTTTCATAGCATTCACTACTAAATCTTTAGCTGCATTAAGTCCTGCAACTAAACCATCTATAATCGACTTACCTATATCTCCCCATTTAATTTTCTTAAATGCATCAAAAATATGACTTACAATTGTTCCTATCGAATCTATAATTTTAGGGATTGCTTTTACCAACCCTTGAGCAAGAGCAATTATTATTTTTATTCCCATGTCTATTATCATAGGAAGATTATCAGCTATAAAATCAATTAATTTTAAAAGCACATTTAAAATACCATCTAATATTTTATCTATATTATTAACAATTCCTTGAGTAAGTGCAAGTAATAACTTTAGTCCTGTTTCTAAAATTAAAGGCAAATTATTAACGATTGTATTTACAAGCATTAATATTAAATCTATAATCTTTGAAATTAACAAATCTGCATTTGTTGCAACGCCACTAGCAAGAGTTGTTACAATTTGTACTGCGCTTTCCAATACTGATGGTAAATTAGCAATAATCACATCTACTAGTGTCATTAGTAGTTGTACACCTAAATCCATTATTTTTGGTAGCTCTGCTACTACTCTAGCAGTAAATTCAGATATTAATATTGGTCCTTTTTCTATAGCAATATTTAAGAATTGATCTAATTGCTCTCCAAATTGACTTTGTGCTACACCTAATCCTGCAATTAAAAGTCCAACTATTGCTGCCGGTCCTATTAGTTTTATTGCAAACGATGTTATATTTTGGAGCTTAGAGGCACTTTGAGTGGCTATAGTTCCTATCTTACCAAAGACACTTTGTACTTTTTGCAATACTGGTTGCATAGCCGTACCTATCTTTGTTGTAAGTGGTTTGAATAAATTTCCAACCTTTGATGTTATTGCTCCTATTTTTGTTGATATTGTATTTTCTAGGCTATCGACAAATGGTATCTTATGAATAAAGTTTGATAACGATGTTGTTGCTTTTCCAAATCCTGTAGCTATACCATTTCCCATATTGGAAGCAAAGTTCTGTATACTACTAATTGCTCCAGGTATTTTACCATTTATCTCGGTCATTTTAGTATTAAATGAAGATAAGCCTTGAGTAAGTTTTCCTATTCCAATAAGTGCTGGTCCTGTCGCTGCTAGTCCTAAAATCATTTTACCTATTTGAGCTAGTTGCTCTGAATCAGTATTTTCAATTACCTTATTAAACTTATCTAATGCCTTACTTATGTTTTCTAGAGTTGGTGTCGCTACATCTCCAACTACTCCGAATAATTTTGGAAGAACATTTAAAGTATCAGTAAATGACCTAATCACTTTAATTAAAGCAGGATATGCATTCTCTGCATTCCACATCTCAATTGACATATTCCTAAATCTACTATTTAAAGTATCCAATGCACCAGACAAAGTATTTTTCATTTCTTTTGCAAGACCACCATAGGCTGCTGTCTGTCCATTGATTCCTTTCGTACCTTCATTCATTCCTTTTATTAAGGCTGGAAGATATTTACTTGTTACCATATCTCCACTAGAGAGCATATCGTAGATTTGTTCTTCTGTTTTTCCGAATGCATTACCAAGTATTTTTACGGCTGGAACACCACGTTCAAGAAACTTATTAAGTTCTTCTAGTGACATTTTTCCTTTTGATGACATTCTTCCTATGGCATCAGATAAACTTTCGATACCTGCCGTTCCACTACTTGTAGCAATTGAGGCATTGGTTATTCCCTCTAAATAAGGAATAACATCTTTAGCTGCAACGCCCATTGCTGTTAAATTCTTACCAGCCGTTAAATATTGAGCATAACTAAAAGGTGTTGTTTTGGCAAATGTATATAAATCATCTAACATTTTTTGTGCTTCATCAGCACCACCTAATAAAACTTGAAACGCAAGTCTTGTATCCTCTTTTAATTTAACAAATGATAAAGATGTTTTTGCTGTTGATGTCATTAATCCAACTAATGGTGTTATAACTCCTGCTGATAGTTTCTTTCCAAAACTCTCAAGGCTACTACCAACACCACCTAGTTTTTCATTTAACGAATCAACTTGTTTTCCCATCTTATCTAATAATGATGGTTGATTTTTTAATTCTTCTTTTACTTGTTTCAACTCTAATTGCATTTTATTCAATGCAGTTGAAGCATTATTTAATTTTATTTCTAAATTTTGAGTTGCCGTTGCATCTTCGCCTTTGGTAGCGACTGCTTCATTATATGCCTTACGTAGTCCTTCAACTTTTGCTTTTTGAAGTTCTATTTTTTCGGTTAAAGATGAGGCCTTGGCTTTTAATTGGTCGCTTGTATTACCAAAGTTTTTAATGGAACTTTGTGACAACTTTAATTCACTATCTAATACTTTTAGTTGTTTATCAATCCGTTGTATTCCTGCTTCAAATTCTTTCGAATCAAAGAGCATTCCTACTTTTAGTTTCCAATTCGCCATTATATGTTTTCCTTTCTTTTATTAGAAAACATCATCAATATAACCGAACGGTACCTCACTTTCCGGATCATCATTTTCATTATTTTTAAATCTTGAATATATTCTTGATTTAATAATTAATTGTTTTGGCGTACTTCTCCAAAACTCATAATCACTCATTTTTAGAATTTCTTTACCTAAATAATAAAGCCATTCCCAATCTATGCCTTGCGAGTTTGATGATCCGGTTGTACGTTTTTTGATGTTTCCTTTTCATCACTCTCGTCCTCCTCAAACGCATTATTGATTAGCTTTGTAATTGCTTTTTCTATTGATGTGAAATTATTCATATCAATAAGTTTCCCAACTTCAAACTCTGTTAAGTTTTCATCACTGGATTTTAAGACTGCATATAAAAATGACCTTACGGCTTTTAACTTTTTCTTTTTAAGTTCTGATATTGCTACTTGCAAAGAACCGAAGATATCTTCTAGTTCTGCCATGGCATTTAAGTCAAAGTTCATTTCATACTGTTTTCCTTTTAAAATCATAGTTGCGTGTTTAGGTTGTAAGTCTTTACCTGTAACACGATTATGATTATTATATTTTTTATTTTTACTCATTTTTTGATTTCCTTTCTATTATCCTTTACTTGATGTAGTTCCAGGTTCTTGAACTGTTGTAAAGAAGTTCTTTATTTTATCTTCATTAACACCTTCGGCATCAGTATCCAACATTAATCTCCAATTACCATCGCTATCTCGATCATAGAATTTTCCTTTTATTTTAGTAGTTTTACTATTTGGCTTTTCTCCTTTTGTTTCATACTCATCTTCAATTTCAGAGAATTTTCCTTTATATAAAACACAATAACGATATACTGGATTTGCTTTTGTACTAGTTGATTTCTCACTTCTAAACATCAAAGCAAGTTTTGGAGGAATATCTCCACTATTTTCAACTAACTCTCCATTAGAATATTTCTTTCCTAGTATTAAAGCACGATGTTCCAAAGTAAGAGCATTTTGTTCTATTTCTACCTCACACCCAGCAAATGCTGATAGTTCATCTTCTACGGAATCATCACTATAAAGAGTTTCACTATTCACACTCGGAGTTATTTTAGCAGTGATTGCTCTACTGATTTTTACTGGTATATCATAAACTGTTCCACTTACTCCATCACTTTTGATGATGGCTACGTGGACATCCTTAAGACCTATTTGTCTTGGTACTGACGATTTATCTGCTACTGGCATTTTATTCAACCTCCTTTATATTTTCCAATTTGAAACGGAATGCCTTATGATACATTTTTGTATCTTTCTCATACAAATCTTCTTCATCATCAAGATAAAAATCTTCACTTTCCATTACCTCAATGATTTCTTTTTCTAAATCTTTATATTTTGGATTTTTAGTCCATAAATCTACTTGAACAATATATATTGCTCTAGTAATTTCATCTTCTGAATAATCGTACTCATAGTCATATTCAAAAAATGTGATATAAGTTTCTGGTGGATTTGTTATTTCTTGATAACCACTTGGCACTTGTAATTTATTAAGAGCCTTTTTAGTTTTAGCACGAATATTCATAGTCCTAGTTCCTTTCTTACTCGTTCAGAAAAAACATTAAAACACTGATTCTTATTTTTACTCATTGATTTATTCATGAAAGGTTTTTTCGGATAATTACCATTTGAAGTTCCCCACTCAACAAATTTTGCATAGTAATAATCACTGTTATCAGACTTTTCCCAACCATATTCGATGGCACGATATCCATTATCACGGACCAATTTTAAAGGAATATTATCTGCCATGTGTCCATTACCATACTTTCCTTGATGTCCTTTTTTATCTCTAGGAGCCCTACGAACGGCATCTTTATATGCTGGTTGTATTGCTTCTTCAAGAGCATCATCTATTATGTTGCTATCTAATAAATCATTCATTTTATTTAAGTCATTTACAATTGCATCAAGTCCATCAAAATCAAGTCTTGCTGACATATAGTTTTTCTCCTTTAGTGATTAACTTTATATAGTTATTGTCCACTTCACTTATATCAAGAACATTATAAACACGATTCTCGTACACTATTCTGATGTCACTTGTAAATATTGGCTTGTAATTTTTTCTAATAATCATGTTAGTTTCTACTTGAGTAGTTATAGAATTATCTTCATTAGTAGTTCTTACAATTTTATCTTCAATAGCTGCAAATATTGGACGTATTGTTATCCATTTCTTTTCTTCAATTCCTTCGCTATCAAAGTCTTTTTCAAACCTTTGAATTTCTATTCTTTTATTCAGTTTGCCCGGATTCATTTTCATCTACCTGACTGCAATACTTAACTTGAAAAATAATTGCATCTACACTATGTTTGATAACGTCAGTAACTACTCCAACTAATGAACGATTGTCATTCCAATGCTCTATTAAAATAAGTTGAGCAAGATCCGTTAATTCATTTGATTTATACTCTCCAATAGCATTTTCCAAATATATCTTTGAGGCTGCTATTAAAGACCTAATGAATTCATCATCTTCTTCATAATCAATTCGTAAATATTCTTTTGCTTTTTTCAAATCCACCATTTTCTTTCATCTCCTCATATAAAATTAAGAGAAGCCTTTTGGCCTCTCCTATTCTTCCCCTGTATTTGTTTGTTCTGATTGTGAAGTATCTTCTACAGGAGTTGTATTAGTTACTTTGTTTTCCGTAGTTGTTACATTCTTAACATGAACTACTGGTTGTTCTTTTGGTGCTGTTAAGCTAATGTTTAGGTATGCTTCTAAATCTTTTGGCTCAACATCATCTCTTTGTAAAGCTCTAACCAAAGTTAAATTTTTAGTAAATCCTGCCTCTGTTGATACAGCAATAGCAAGTTGTTCTCTATCCATGAATTTGATCGCTTCTTCTAAATTACCAATATAAACAGGAGATGCTCCATCAACATCTTTAATAGTTCTGTTAGCGAACACTTCGATTGTTACACCACCTAGAGTTTTTTTAGTTTTTTCTGTTGGATGGTCTTGTAGAATTGGTCTACCTACAGCATCTTTCCAGTTATCCATAATATCAAATCCATTTTGGTTTGTAATAATTACGGCTGTGCTTAATAATTCAGGATCAAGTTTAGTGTTCATAGCACTTTTTACTTCATCTGGAGTTGATGCTTTTATTTTGATTCCGTGTCCATTCAACACTGATAAAATCTTTACATTATCTGTAACTGTAGATTTTCTAGCTATCCATTTCATAATGTATTTCATTAAACCGCCAGCCTCATCAGAAAGTAAGGTATTACTTATAGGTAAGATTCCACCTTTATCAGTAATAGCAAATTTTTGTTGACGTAAGTTTGGTGATGTTAATTCTCCGATTTCTGTTCCCTCATCTACATCTACAAATGGTTCGATGCTATCTCCTGGTTCAAAAACAAAAGAACCTGAATTGGTTCCTGTTGATTGTACATCTGTATATTGTTTTAATGACTTATATTGTCTTTTTAATTCATTGATTTCTGTATAAATATCTTGTGGAACAATTACTGCCATTGAGTTTTGTCCTTCTCCTGGTGTTGTTGTTTCTACAAGTAAAGTTCTTTCTTCTGCTGTTAGTTTTTTACCTTGTAAGTAATGAACTAGAGCTGTTCTTGATTCTACTTTCTTTTTTGTACTTCTATCTTCTACATCAACGATTTTATTATCATCTTTTATAGTATCTTCAAGTTCTACCATTTGTTCTTCTAAAACAATTTGGTCTTTTATTTCTTGTGCTTCTTTGGTCGCCTTTTGACCTTCTTCGATTTTTCCTTCATCAATTAATTCTCTTGCTTCTTTTAATTTAACAGTTAGATTTCTTCTTAATTCTATTAATTTTTTATTCATATTTTTTCTCCTATTCTATATTTTTAATAATTCTATCATCGCATTCACTTGCGCTTTTTTTAGTTCTTCGAGAACTCTTTCTTCTTTTGATTTAAGATTATGAGCCTCTAGTGACCTTTTACCCACTTCACTTGTTGGATATGCTGGAAATGGTGTCGGTGAGATTTCTATTAAGTCAATATCTAATAAAGTTCTTTCATAAATATCTTCTTCTTTTAGATACTCCCATTTATCGCCATTTTCTCTGACATAAAATCCAAATGAGACACCATCGACATCGCCTCTTTTTATTGATTCATAAATATCTTTGGCTTGACTACTATTTGGAAGTTCGAGTTCAAATCTTAACCCAATGTCATCTTCAACAAGTTGTAAAGTTCTTGATTTTGTACTGCCAAGAACAATATCAGAATTATGATTCCATAGTGCCTTTATTGTATTTTGTTCAAGACTTTTAGCAAATGCACCTTTAGCTACTCTTTCATACCATTCATCGTATAAAAGTTGGCTCCTGTCATTAAATTTTACTACATATCCTTTAATCGCCATGACATCATCACTACTGTCACGTACTTCTAACGACATTGCTGGAATATATCTAATTTCCTTGATCCGTTTGTTCATCTTTACCACCTCCTTCATTATTTTCATCTATATTCTCTTTAGGATCATCATCTTCATTTGGAGGTTTGTCCTCCACTGGATTTTCTTTTATTTTTACTTTTTGTTTTTGATACTCATTCATTAAATCAATATCAATATAGTTTAATGACATATAATGTTTATCGCCATTTTTTATCTTGTCTTTATCTTCCAATTCTCTAACTTCATTGATAGAATAAATTCCAAGATTTATCATTTTTTCATAATATGCTGCACGATTCGTACTATCGCCACGTAACAAGGAGTTAAGATTAAACTTAAAATAATATTTTTGTTTTTCTATTTCTTCCTCTGTAAATAATTGATATTGAAGTTCTTGTTCCCAACTAATTAATAATGGAGACAAAGTATCTCTTACAAATTCTAGAGATTGTTGCTCTATGTTAGAAAACGTTGCTCTTTCTAGGTCTGCTAGCATATGTGGTGGCACATTAAATATTCTTGCGATTTCTGCAATAGAAAATTTTTGAGTTTCAATGTATTGTGCATCACATTGTTTTATTCCTAATGACTGATAGTCAAGTCCTGCATCTAGTATTGCAACTCTATGACTATTATCTAAACCATTATTAAATTTTTCCCACTCTTTTCTAATGATAGCTTTGGCTTCTGGTTTAAGTGATTGCGGAACTTTTAACACTCCACTACTCATGGTTCCATTTGCATAAAATTTGCCAGTAAACTTTTGACCTGCGATTTGAATACCTATTGTTTCCCTTGCTACTTCTATAGGACTTTTACCGATTATTCCATCAGTAGATAAGCCTTTAATATGGAGTACAGAACTGTAAGGTAAGTACACTATTTTCCCATTTACTAATGTCGTTTGAACTAAATATCTTTTTAGATTCCCTTCATTGTCTTTTTCCATGACAACTTTTGTTACTAAAGGATTTAATATCCATAATGCTTTGGGATATCCTGTTTTACTCCATTCTATTTCAGCAAAGGCATTACCATATAATTGTCTATGTGCTTCCATTGTTTGTTTAAACTGAAATGGTGTCATGTATGGATTAGGTCTTGTTTCGATGAGTTTAGCAATTGGATGATCGTGTATTCTTTTCTTTTTATTTCTTGTTTCCTGGTATAGTTGAAGTGGTAACATAGCAACGTGATTTGATAAGATTCTTATACAAGCATAAACTGCTGCAATATTTATTGCCGTCGAGGTATCTACGTTTTCTCCTGAATAAGTTTCATTACCACCAATTAAATTAATTAGCCACTTATTGGGATTTTTCAAATCACTGGTATCAACTTTTTCACTTCGTTGTTCTAGTTTTCTGAATAACATTTACGCCACCTCATTTCAATATTTTAGAAAGAACAAATCCGATCCATATTAACACTAAACCCTGTACTAATAATCCAAGTTTTAAGTCCATCAAATATGCAGCAATAATGATAGATAATAGTCCGAAGAGAACTAATATATCTTCGATATAGCTACACAAAAAAAGGAACCTGTTCTTGGTTCTCTGTGTTATATTTCTGTTAGACATTTCCCACAACTCCTTTCTAAAATCCAAATCCTTCGCTCATTATATGTTGATTTATATCTATCTCGCCATTGTCAATTCGTGCCAATGTGTGGCTTATAATCATAGCCGCTGCTGGGTCAATTCTAAATCTTGTTTTACTCTTATCTAGCATTTTATTTTCATTAGCATCCGTTTTGGCTATAGCATTTGATATTGCCCAAGTTAGAACTGGATTTTTATTAGTAATTATTCTTCTTTGTAATACTAATGCCTCTACATCTTTTGTAGGTTCTGACAAAGTAAGCATTCCTTGTCGAACTTCTACCATAATAAAGCCATCTTTTTCCATATCTGTTGCAAATTGTGTTGCATTATATGGATCATATCCGATTTGCATTACTGGATATATGAGATGTAAATCTCTTATATATTTCTTTATGTAATCATAATCAACAACATCCCCTTCTGTGGCTGTTATATAGCCTTGTTTTATCCACAAACTATATGGCACTCTATCTTGTTTTTCTCGCTCTAAAACTCTGTTTTTAGGCATAAAACTGTGTGAAAGCATTATGTATTCCCCACTATCAAGCCTAAACTCGGCATTTACGCTTGTTAAGTCTATTTTTGATGATAAATCTATACCAATTGTGCAAGGATGTCCTCTTATTGATTCAAATTCAAATTCTCTGTCACTGGCTTTCCATTTTTTCATATCCATCCAGGCAACCTCGCCATTTACCCATTGATTTAGATATAATCTTCTAAATGTTGCCTCAGCAGTTGGTATTTCCTTTGCCCTAACTGCTAATGTTCTCATTTCTTCAATTTTTCTGAATACTCCAAGAGCAGGATTGGCAATATACCAAGTTTTCTCATCATATATGTCAGCTTCTTCTGGAGCCTCATATATTACTGGATAAAATGTTTTATCTTCCACAACATGATCTAGTATTTTTTTAGAATACTCATACAACTCGTAACATATTGTTCCAGTTTCTACACCCGCTGTTGTAATACTAATAAAAAGTGGTTGTCTACGAGCACCTTGACTGGTTTTCATTAAATCATATAATTTACGATTTTTTGATGCGTGTATTTCATCATAGATAACAATATGAGCATTAAATCCATCTTTTGTATTTGTATCTGCGGATATCGCTTTATAAAATGAATTTGTTTCTAATCTCACAATTTTCTTTTGCGATTCCAATATCTTGCACTTTTTGAATAATGCTTTATTCATTCTTATCATCGCGGCTGCCGCATTAAAAACTTTTGATGCTTGTTCTCTATCATTAGCACATGAATAAATTTCAGCGCCATACTCATCATCCATAAAAAGAAAATATACAAGCATTGCTGCTATTAACTCTGTCTTACCATTTTTTCTTGGTAAGAATATAAAGGCCTCACGATATTGTCTAGTTCCATCTTCATTTAATGTTCCGATTAAATCCTTTACTATTTTTTCTTGAAATTCCATTAAATTAAATGGCTTTCTTGCAAATTCTCCCTGCGTATGTTTTAAAAGTTTAATGAATCGAACCGCAGTATTCGCTTTCTTTTCACTAAACATATTACTCGTTCTCCTTTAGTAGTTCCTCCATCTCATCATCAAAATCATCTCCTGGCAGTTGCATTCTTCCTCGACTACTCGGTGTTAGTCCAAATTCTGTCATGAATTCTTTTGCTAGTTTCAAATATCTATGTGCTATAGATACTTGAGGTATTTGTTGCACATAACCAGATGGTGTTTTGATAATGGTGCTTTGAGCTCTATCAATTTGTTGCTCGGCCTCTTTATATCGGCTCCAGCACTTGCAATATGCTTCCAATGCCGATGTATCATTAACTTTTAAAAGTCCAAGGTCAGCAAGAATTGGAGCAACTCTATCCCATTCAGCCTTGGCTATTGGGTTATTTTTAATCCATTCTGGTGCTTCAAGCAACGATTCATCTTCTATTGTTGGAACACTATTTTCTAACTCTACACGTTCGGTTATATCTCTTTTTCCTGGATTATCGTTCATAACATGAACTACTGTTGGCTTTGGTTTTGGTCCTCTTACTGACATAACATATTCCTCCTAACTATTCACTCATATTTTCTCCTCCTATAGCTTCTTCGTAGGTATATTCTTTACCATCACGTATTAAAATTATGTTTTCTGAATTTCCTACAAATTGAAGATACCTTTTTACAATTACATCAACATATTTTTCATCTAACTCTATTGTGTAACACTTTCTACCTAATTGTTCGGCAGCAATTAATGTTGAACCAGATCCTCCGAACGGATCAAGAATGATATCATCTTTCTTGCTTGAGTTACACATTAATTTGGCAATGAGAGTAATTGGTTTCATTGTTGGATGTTCTTCACTTCTTGTTGGCTTGTCATTATAAATTACTGAACTATATTCGTTTTGACTATCAATAAGTTTCTGAAAGTATTCTACTAGTTCTCCTTTGGACATTTTCTTCGGATTCATTTGCATAAAATCATCTATAACTGTATCCTTATCTCTATCTCCATACCATTTGTGACTTGCGCCTGGTTTCCATGCATAAAGAATTGGTTCATGCCTCCAGTGATAATCTTGGCGACACATTACCATTCCGTTTTTAACCCATATCAAGCATTGTTTTAAATCAAAGCCTGCATCTTTCATTGCTTTTCTAAAATTAACACCTTCAACATCACTATGGAACACATAAATTGGTGATCCCATCTTACTCGCTTCAAATGTTCTCAAATAGAAGGCAAATAAAAAGCGATAGAAACTATCACTATCAGTAAAATGGTCGTTTTTTATTTTCTTGCCATCATCAGATTCATAATCAACGTTATATGGCGGATCAGTAATTGTAGCATCTACTTGTTCATTACCTAATAATCTGATATATGTTTCTTTTATTGTTGAGTCACCACATATCAATTTGTGATTACCCAGTTTCCATATATCTCCAGGTTTCGAAAAAGGAACTTTAGGGATATTATTATCAAGGTCAAAGTTATCTTCTTTCACTTCATCTTTGACAAACATTTTTGTATATTCATCTACATCAAATCCTGTTAGTTCCATTACACCAACTGTATTTAATTCATCAAGTAAAACACCTAACTTTTCCATATCCCATTCGCCACTTATTTTATTAAGTGCAACATTGAGTGCTTTTTCATCTTCTTTGGATAAATCTACAACAACACACTCAACTTCAACTTTTCCGATATCTTTCATTACGGTTGCACGTTGATGACCTCCAATTATTGTTCCATCTTTATTGATAATAATTGGATCAACATATCCAAAATGTAAAAGACTATTTTTTATTTTCTCGTATTCAGCATCTCCTGGTTTCAATTCTTTTCTAGGATTATATTCTGCTGGTTTTAATTCTTCAATTTTTCTTTTTTCTATGTTCATATTTTCCCTCCATAAGAAAAAAGCCGTATCATTGGCTTTCTTTATATATTTTTTAACTTCTTATTGTAGTACGTTTATCAAGGATTTCCTTGCAAAACTTAAATCCTGCAGTATATCGTATGTCAATGTTATTTACATTTGCACATTCAAACTTTGTTCTTTTTGATTCAATATAAATGTACTCCTTATTATCAGCACCTATAAAGTGGGTTCCCCTTCTTAAATCTCGAACCTCATTTTCGATATCTTTACTTTCTTTTAAGTCTTTGACAACTGTTTCATCTATCTCATCAATTAATTCAATATCTTTCCAAATATCAACAAGGTAGTAATTTCCGTTATCGCAATCTTTACATGAGGCTTTTGTATTTCTCATCTCGCTATAAGCGAATATTTTTCTCCCCATTTTAAACTTTTGACCGACTTTAAGTTTTCTCTTGTTATAAAGATTCGCAAGATTAATTTGCTGTTCTTGTTCTTTTATAATTTCTTTTATAATTTCTTTTGGAATTGTTATTGTTTCCATGTTCCTCCTCCTTTTCAGTCCACAACATTACCGCGTAAAACACACAAAGTCCAGACATTTTTTGATACCCCCTTATGAAATACGCGATTTCATACACAGAGTTGGGCGCCGTTCAACAATAGATGTCATTCTAGCTTTTGAGGGGTGGGGGCTATTGTGATCTATTCCGTTGTGGCATCCATCACACAATGACATAAGATTATTTATATCTAACCTTTTATTCCAGTCTTTCTTTACTGGAATTATATGATGTACCATATCAGCTTTCTTTTTTATTCCTTTTCTTTTGCATAGCACACATTGATAGTTATCTCTAGCTAGTGCTATTCCCCTTACTAACTTCCACTCGGTTGTCTTATAAAATTCCGTATACTTACTATCAGTTCGTTCCCTATTATATCTATTGCTTTCCTTGGTATGCTTACTACAATATCTTTCTCTCGTAAGGCTCGTACAACCTGCCTTATTGCATAAATGTAGTGCTTTTATGGGCATTTATACCACCTCGTATGTAAACGCTTCACAAAAGGCTTGAAAACGCCTTTATATCGCGTTATTACTTTTTGTTATTTCTTAATAGTCCTATATCGCCTATTTTTTGATAAATAAAAAGGGAATATTGCATCCCTTTCATTTATCACGAATCTTAGGTCGAGGAGGACCAGAAATGAGTGGTAATTCGTGTGAACTACCACAATACCATTATACAATATCTAGTTGCGAGTAAATCGCCCATTTTCTGCTACTTTTCTGCTACTTTTCTGCTACTTTTTGTTTTTTGAATATTTTTGAGTGCATCTAGTGCTTCTTTGGTTCCACAAGTTGGACATATTTTTGTTTTATTATCCACTCTTGATATTGCTGGGTATTCATCATACTTTTTGTTACATTTAGGGCATTTCTTAAATTCCATTTTTCCTCCTCCTCTCATATGATTCCTTTAATGCCCTTTCTAATATTTTTAGGTCAAATCCAAAGTCTTTATATCCGTTTTCCAATACTTCGTAGTAGAAATCACTTGGAATTGATTCATTATACGTATTCATAATATAAACCATAGCTTTTTCTTTACTTTTGTTTATTTCTATATCAAGCATTTCTTTTCTATAATAACTTGGATATCCTTCATATCTGTCTAGTGACTTTTCATCAGTTGGCATTATTTCCCATATCAATACTGGTACCTCATACCCTTCTTTTCTTTCTATTGATGCTGGTCCATTAAATAGTAATCTCCAGTCTTTTAATGTGGTTGTTCCCACTATTTTGGCTGTTGGACATCTCCTTGCCATTTGTTCTTGGCTTAGGTTACTTCCATATGCAATGTAATATCTTTTCATGCTATCTCCTCCTTCATATTATTTGCTGGTTTCTTTTCTGGATAACCATATCTCCATGCGGCTACTCCATCTAGATGTTTGTATAAATGTTCTCTACAAGCTTTGAATTCATCTCCTATAAGTCCGATTCTATTAAGATATGTTCTCATAGCGAATTTTTCATTTTCTGTTTGTGGTTTTCTTGATGATGCTCCGCTTTGTGTTAATGCTTGATAATTTAGTGCTAATGATAAGACTATGTATGCTCTAACTTTCCCTGCGTGTAGTTCACTATTAAACCCTCGAAGTTCTACTGTATGATTTCCTGTAAAATAACTATGTAAGTTTAAGAAGTGATATCTACTTTGATGATAATGATTTGTACTAAATCCACCATAGTCCTCATACCAGATTTTTCTTATTTGTTCTTCTGTTTTTGGTCGTCTAGTTTTAAGTTTATTTACTAGCTTTTCATCCATCTTTTGACACCAGTGCATTCTTTCTGGTTTAATTTCCAATGCTTTATATAGCAGGTCGTTTTTACTTGCAACTATGTTTATAAAATTCTTAAGGCTTTTGGCTGTATGTGGTTCGCCATCAAGGTGTATATGTATTCCACATTGACTTGACTTTCCTGTAAAGCCTCCGGCTTCTCTTAAGTTTCTTATGATTTGTTGTAGTTGTTCTATATCTTCTCTATAAGTTAATATTGGACTTACAAGTTCTACACTATAATCTCTTGATGCTCTTATAATGTTTCCTGCTGCATTCTTTCTCATGCACACGATACTGCCATCACTCATAATTGTCCATTTTCTGCCATCTGGTTGTTGCACTATTCTCTTATCATACCAATCAACCGGTGCTTGTATAATCGTACCTCCTATTGTTCTTCTAACCACTTCTGTGGCTTCTTTTCTGGTTATTCCAGTGAATTCGATTTCTATACCGAATTTGCCTTTTAGCATTTCTTCTTTCATTTCTTTTCCTCCCCCAGCGACACAAACATTACCGCGTAAGGTACACTAAGTCCAGCTAATTTTCTAAACAAAATCAATTATTTTCGTTTATCTCTCCCAATAGTTCTAAAAGTTCTTTTTTTGCCATTTCATATTTCTTACGAACTCCAGAAGTTGTTATGTATTCGTTATATTCACTTCTATATTTAGAGTTAAATTGTTGAGTTATGATATTCCATTTCTTTTTTTCAAAATGTTTTTGTTTAATTATGAAAGATGTTTCTTCATCTAATGAACCTATCAGAATATCAATAAACTTATTCTTTTGTTCTAGTTTCATTATTTTTTCAGTTGCACAACTTATCCAAATATTAATTTTTTCTTTTTGGTTTTCTACTCTGATAAGCATTGATTCAATAGGATTGGAATTATGACTTGTTTGTACACCAAGGTTTTCCGTTTTTGGCTTGGAGTAGATTATATCTATTTCTTGAGTATCTTTAGTGAGAATATCTTGCCATTGATTGATTTTTATTTTAAGATCGGAAGAGCGTCGTGTAGGGAAAGAGTGTAGAT